CATTTGTTCCATTTGCTAATGCTCCTGTTGAAGAATGCGTAATTCCACCATTAAACACTAATCTAAATGCAGCATCTAAATCTCTTGGGTCTTTTAAGTTGTATTTGTGAGTTGAGGCTGTCCCACCAACAAACGGATACAAAGCCTTCATTTTACTCCAAATAGAATACCCTTTTAAGTCAACTACTAACTGATTAATAGCACTTTGTTGTGTAGGGTCTGTTATTGAAGCTGCTGTTATGAATGCTTGTGCATCGGGGTCGATACCACCGCCACCTCCTGACCTTGCTAATATTCCGTGTGTTGCTAAGAACATACTATTTCCGTATCCATACATAATTAAGCCAATACAAGTGCGACACTTCCTGAAGTTAAATCTACACCGCTAAACTTTTGGTCTGCCGTAGGTGTTAAGATAGCACCCGCTTTTACCGCTGTTGCCGGTGTTGCTATGTAGCTTGACTTTACGTCTACTCCCGCAATTTTAACCGCATTGAAAACAGTATCTTCAAGCACTACGATAGCGTCTATTGACGCTGTATATTCGTCAGTATTGTTTAGTATGAATGTTCCGTTATTCGCTACTAATTCGCCCATTAAATTTGTTGCCATTCGTCTTTTATTAAGTTGTTATATCTCCGCTTAAATACCATTCATTAGTCCCTCTTTTTATCAATGTACACATTGAATACTGAGCAGACGTTTTTGTTTTACCACCGCTTGAACGTAGTGTTACACCACCCGATGGAGTTATTGTTGTTTGTCCCGTGCCTAATTGACTCACTAAAATTTGAGTACCTAAAGGAAAAGGCACACTCGCATTTGTAGGTATAGTCAAAGTATTAGCACTTGTAACTTCCATTTCTATTAATTTATACGCGTCACCTAAAACCAAAGTGTAAGATGTCGCTTTCTTATCAAAGATAATTTCTTGTAATGCCACAACACCCGAAACGTCAGGAAACGTGTAAACTCTATCCGCTGTGTTTAACGATGTTTTTAATGTCGTGTAATAGTCGTTATCGTTCTTATACTTGATATCTCCGTTAACGTCAGCAAATAAAGCCGTAGATTGTCCCGAAGCGGTAGCGTCTGCGTTTTGGTGTTTAAGATGCAAGTGTCCCGCTCCGTTAGTTCCTTCAATGTAAACAGATTCAGCACTAAGTTTATTAGCATCTAAGTCTACGTCTTGAGTTGCACCCGTATAAGGAACATACACACCACTACCTCCGTTTATTATTTCTTGTCCTGTAATAAAATAAGTATCATAACCACTACCGGTATTAACACTAACCTCGAATAAATCAGTAGAAGATAAGTCTGCACCTTTAGGGTCAAGTTTTGATATCTTTGCTCTTGCCATTAACTATATTATTTTAAATTCGTGTTTTGTTACTCACCTTGTAATGGCACTTGACAATCCGTCCAATTAGATACGTCAACATCTAAAGTCATTAACCAACCCGCTGCATAATCTAACAAGTCGTTGTTTAAAGGAGTAAATACCGGGTCAGTAACTATGTCGAAATCATAATCATTTGAGAATCTAAAATAGTTTACTAAGTCTACTAAGATTTGATTACAATCTGAAAGTATTACGTTAATGTTTGCTCTATCTTTTTGTATTATATCAAAGCAATATATCTCTAAAGAAAATATATTCGTGTTTTCGGTAGGTGTACTTCCTACAGGAACGATATAGATAATCGGATATTTTTCGTCTTTCGTAGCAAAATTAAACAACTGCTCTTTGAAGTCACTACCTACTTTTTTAACCTGTAGGTGTGCGTTGTAAAATGCTTCAATCTTATTTATTAAGGCTTGGTAACTTGTCATAACTCAGCGTTCTTTTTTATTTTATCAATTTTCGTTTGTGTAGTAGTCACATCGGTTTCACTTACTACCGCTTGTACTGTTATATTTTGGTTCGTTTCTACGCTTGTAGGCGCACCCACTTGATTAAGTTGATTACCTTTACCGAATAGATTTACTGCCGGTGTAGCTTGTGCCGTAGCTGTTGCAGTTGGAGCAGAGCCACCACCACCCGAAGGTATAGAACCACCTCCACCACCTATGAACTTAGATATAGTTGATGCAGCGATAGAAGCTATAGAAGTAGCTGCACGTATTTTAGCAGCAGTTGAAGCACTTGTAGCCAATGCCGTACCGCCATCCGGGAGAAGTTTCCACGTAGGATTAGACCAATAACCGGATATTTCTCGTTGTGTATTTACGATTATTTCTCCAATAGCTAAAGCCTTATCTACTAAAAACAATGCGTTTGCTATTTTCTTGTTTTCTCCAGCTAATTCAGTTAACCCTGAAATCAAACCTTTTGCAAATCCTAACCTTGCATCGAATAAACCTTTCTCAGATTCTATTAACGCATCGTTATACTCTTTTAGCTTTTCAGCTTTTTCTTTTTGAGATTGTATTTCTGCTAAATTAGCTGCTAATTTTTTATTTTTGTTTTGTTCAGTAACAGCATTTAATGCATCAGCCAACTCAGTAGCTTGTTTTAATTGCTCGTCTTTTGCTTTCTGTTGAATCTTTTTTTCTTCTTCTGCTTGAATCTGAGCATATAATTGAGTTATCTTTTTCTTTTCTTCAGCTTTTAATTTCTCGTTTGTCTTAGTGTCATTAATTAAGCGTTGATACTTAACTTGATTTTCTTGTAGTTCTCTTTCAGTAGCGTCTTTTATTAAGCTTAATTCTAAATCTCTAATTAATCGCGATGCTTCTATACGCGCTTTTTGATATTCTTTGTACTTTTCTGCTCCTTCTTTTATTACGTTATTTAAGTTAGTTTGAGCCTCAATTATTTTAGTATCATATTCTACTATTGCAGATTCAGATGATTTAAACCAAGTTTTTGCGCCTTTAGTTATATTATCTAATCTTTCCTTACTCATTTTGGCTTCGTCTAATTGCTGTTGCGCCATTATACGTTTTAACTCTTGAGCTGACTTACCTTGTGATTCTAATAAAGCAATCTCTGCTTTTTGCCTATTTTCAATAGCTTCTTCTAATTGTTTTTGACGTTCAAACTCTAACATCATATTGTCCATTTTTTCTTGCTGTAATTTAGCAAGTTTTTCTTGACGCGCCTCTTCATTCTTCGCAGCTTCTTCTCCAGCGTGGTCAGTTAATCCTAACCAATCAGTCATATCTTTAAAACCTTGAATAGCTGCGTTTACAGGAATCATTAATAAATCAAATGCTTTTCCTAAAAGACCTATTTTATTTAAGAAAATAACTACACCCGCAACGATAGCACCTATAACAGCCACAAGTAAGAAAATAGGATTAGTCAATAACATAACTCCGAATCTTACAAACGTTTGCCCTAACGTGCTAACAGTGCTTATCAATCCTTTAAACGCTCCTGTTATATCCTTACCGCTTATTCCAGCCATAGCAGTTTGAAATACCTTAGCCTTTTGCGCAGCACCTTCGAAATCTAAAGACATTAAGTCTTGCTTAATCATTCCAAAAGCATTAGACGCAGCCTCAAACCTCGAACCGCTGTTAAAGATTGCTACTTGTTCGTTTGCGTCTTTTAATTGGTCGGCTAATTCACCCGCTCTTTGCGCGAGTTTTGTCATTTGTTCTGGGTCAGTAGCATTTGCTATCTGACCTTTTAAATCACGCAATTCTTTTTTGATTGCGCCTATACCCGTGAGTTTTAAAGGAATTTCAACTTGATTCATAAACTATATTAAATTAAGGGTAGACACGTATTTCTAAAGTATTGTAATCTAATAAACCATCGGTTAACGTATTGGTGAAATCAAGTGTCCGTATTTCGATAGTGTCCGTAGAAGTCCAAAAGATTCTTAAATAAGTATCTACTTGACTATTTGAAACCATTAAGTAAACTTGTCCCTGTGTAGGAAAAGCACCCGTTAACGTAGCTTCATATCTACCTATGGCAGCACGAGTAAAAACTAAATCGCCTAAATCATTTTCAAGTATGCTTAACGTAGGGTCATTAGTTCCAGTTTGACTAATGTTAGCTATGTACTTTGAATAGGTAGGTAAAGCATTAGATACGCTTTGTCCGTTTATGGTTTCTACTTGTAGATTCTTTGTTGTTATTCCGTCTTCTGCTAAGGCTTGTCCGTTACCTTCTACTACAGCTTTTACGTTTTGTCCTATTACGTTACCTCTACCTTTTACGTCTGCGTTACCTAAGATTACGTTGCTTTGTTGTGTTCGTGTTTTTACAACGCTATCACTACTCACCGCAACTATCGTGTCTTCTAATGGCGTTCCGTTACCCGTCTGAAATGGAACTAACTCAATCTCACTATCTACACTTATCAACTCTACTTTGGTTAACGATGTCCCGTTAGCATCGTAGTCAATCACTTTGTTGATATTCCACCAAGAATTATCAATCCGTATTTTGTCGTTTAACCTTAATGACTGAATATCTAACTCATTTAAATCGAAATACGCAGTAAGCATTTTACCGACGTTTATTTGATTTATAGTTCTTCGCCAATATAAGTTATAAAGATTGTTATTCGTAAGCGTAGAAGGTGCGTAATAGTAATAGTCACACGTTCCAAAGTTAATATCGAAAGTCGGTAGTAATGGGTTGTCGAAATGCCCTACAGCTGGATAGGTGGTTATTCCTGTAGTGCCTATGTTTAAAGAAGGCGTGTTAGGAAACTCAACATCGTAAATATCGTAAGGCAGACAAGTCAAGTTTCCTCCGTCTAATAAAACACGAATGTTAATCTTTGGAGCAGCACCCGCAATATTAGGGACATACGCATCGAAAATAGTTCTTACTATAGGCGTAGGACTAAACACCAATTCTTTAACGTCAGTATCTCGAACATACTCATTATCGAAAGTGTATTCTATTTGTCCGTAAATCTCATTTGTTATATCCGTAAATATCGTGTTAGGACTATCCTTGTCAGCTTTGTAAGTAAGTCTTAATTTCTTAGAAGTAACTTCAGGTAAAAATTGTAGGTTTTGTTCTCGGTCTTTTGCTAACTTATAAGTCCAATCTTTTACCGCTCCATTATCGTAGTAGTTATCTCTATGTTCTAAGATTAGGTTGTTAGGTTGGTCTTCGTCTATTTCTACGTACAAATTGAACATCTGAAATATAGACTTAACGAAATCACTTTGCTTAATCTTAGAAGGAACATACCCGCCTACAGCTACAACTCCATTGTATAAGTTCGGAGCGTTGTTAGGTAAGATTTCAAGTTGTAAACTCGTAACATCTACTTCGTGGTTTACTTGCGCTAAAGCGCCTGATGCTGGTGCAGCTGCATTACGCCAAAAAGTGTTTGCGGTATCATTTGAAACAAAACTTAATCCAACTTGAACTTCGATTGTGTCAGTAGGTAAAATGTTTTGGTTTGTAGGAATATTGACAACTTGCGAAAAACTTGCTAAGGTAGTCAATCCATTAGGCAAAGGATTTGAGGCATCAAAGAAAACACCGAACCCGGATATAGTGTATTGACCTACGATAGTGCTTCCGTTTTTTATTAGCCTAAAATGTAACTTGTAGTATCTGTCTTCAGGGACTATTGTACCTTGCTGTTGACTTACTGAATAAGCATTACCACCACTTGTATTATCTAAGTTAATGTCAGCCGTGTAAGATAGCTTAAAATTATAGTATTGACCTTGCGTAGTGTCCGTGTATAATGGCGCAGTATAAACACCGGTAATAGGGTCGAAAGAACCCGCTGAATCTAACACCTCAGTCCACGAATCTATAACCTCGTAGAACGTAGGATTTTGCCCTATAGGACTTACATACGAAGTAGTCCACGTATTATTAGCAATTACCTTGTAAGAATCTACATTCGCTTGTTCAACATCGCCATTGTAAGGAATTAGTAATTTATCAAACTTAGCGTCTTGAAGTCCATTCCACGTATAAGAGAAACCAGCATTTGAGAATATCCTATCGAAATACGTCTTAGCGTAAATAGCCGGTTTAAACTCGTTTAGTCTATACGTGTTGTCATCTGAATAGGGAAGGATGTATTTATATCCGTCAGCTACTGAGTTGCTAAAAGAACTAACTACAAAGGCACTATCTAAAGTGTGGTTTAAATCTGAGAAATCTAAATCCGTTAATTCCTTGTTTGCTATCTGAGTGAAGAACTCAACTTTAGAATCTTTTATTAACAATTCGTAGTTAACTTCGTCTTCGTAGGCGTTCGTGTTTTGCTTCTTTATAACACCTGTTAATTGAATCAACGCATCTTCTAATACAGGAACTCCGTTTTGAATTACTTGACACTTTGTAATAGTGTTTATGTTAAATGTCCCCGACTGAATATTTACATCGTAGTAATGCCCTAATAACTCGTGATTGTTCTTAGTACCGGTAGCGATAATAGTCTTTGAGAATGTTCCCGTTCTTTTGGATATGTCCCTAATATCTCCTATACTAAAATTCAAAGGAAACTTAACATCTTCTCTAATGTCAAGCGTTCCGTTTTCTAATACGATTTTAACCATTGATTATGTCGTTATTTGATAACCTTACTGAAATGCTTTGTTTAATCAAGTTCTTATTTCGTTGCTTAAATACTTCGAAGTTGTTTGTTAATACATTACAACTTAAATACTCGGTAGATTCAGGTATGCGTATAATACAACCAGTTTCGTCGTATCTATTTAGTAAGTCTTCCGTGATTCGGTAAGTTACGTTCTTTACCCACGTTTGTGGTGACGTAAGTAATTCTTGGAAATAAATACCCTCGTTCTCAGTCATCCAATTCGTGTTCAAGTCGTAGTCTTTAGTGACTTGAGTATTGTAATTAACGAAGCCTTGTTCATAAGTCTTATAAGACCACTCGCCACCACTAACAAAACCTTGAACATCCTTGTTGTAAGTTTCTCGCGTGATGTTTCCGCGTTCATAGTTTTTAAGCTGAAAAGCAAAACTACTTAGACTACCCATTCTATCTAAAAACAAAATGTGTGTTTCAGATATTAGTATTCGTCTATCTACATAAATTCTATATTTCGCGCTACGTTGCGTTATAACTAAAGAATCCGCATAGTAAACATCGTAATATTCAGTATCGCCTTTTATTAGTCCAGCAGTTCCTGAAACCAAAGTTAACGTGCCGAAGTTGTTACAGCCTACTGCTACACCTTTTATATATTCGTCACCACTTATAGACTTGTAGAAAACATCTCCGTTGCTATTTTCGAAGTAAACTCTTTCGTTTACTTTTACTCCGTTGTCGCGTAGGTTTAACCAAAGGTCTTGACCTAATGTACAATGAAAGCTTAAAGGTTGGTTGGTTAGGAATAAAGCGTTAGTGTTATCGAGTACATAATCCGTGTTATCGTAAAACGGAAAGTCTACCCATTTAACCGCTCCATTGAAAACATATTTATCTAAAGTAGTAGTTATGTCCCTTGTAATAGTCTTTCGATTGTCAGCATACAAAACATCTCCGTCAATAGTTGCATCCGTTACATCTGACCAAAGCGCGTCTACTACTAAATAACCTACACCTTGAGCGATAACAGTATGTAAACCCTCTAATGTTGGATTCGCTAATCCTCCGTCTGTTTGATAGATAACTACTTGGTCACCTACTACAAAAGTGTTCGATACGTTTATTCTTACGTTCCCGGAACTATTCGTTAAAGAAGACGTGTAAGAAGTCTTAGTTAGATACTCCTCACCAAACTTAACGTCGTATTTGTAGTAGCAGTTATCCGCATCGTAGAACGTAGTAATAGACGGATTAAAGTTGTAGCTTACTTGGCTACTTAAAAGTTTAGATAGGTCTTGTTCTCCATAGCCATTTAAATCGGGGAGGATTCTATATTCAGCTATTTTGTTAGACGTTCCGCTTTCGTATATGTCGAAGATATACCTGAAGCCTTGATTGTTTACGTTAGTGCTATCTATTATGAATTTACACTCGTTATAAGCTGGAGTTAAATCTTGTGGTTCTGCGATTATTGATATTGCCATAACTATATTAAAAGCGTTTTTATTCGTGTTTTTAGAAGGCTATGTAGCTATCGTCTGTGTAATAGTTTTCTTTTATGTACGTAGTCGCATATCTCACAGCATCCATAGCATCGTCATATAACTTGATAGGTTCGTCAGTTATGTTGTCGCCTATCTTTTTCCACTTGTAGTTCTCGTATTCTTTTTTTAAGTAGGGTATATCTTGACAAAATACTCCGAAGGTCTTTACATTGTCAATACCCTTTTTAACTACCTTGTTAGCGTTTAAGACATTGAAACCGCTGTTGTTCATTTCCTGTATTATTTCGGGTCTTGAGTAGTCAGCTAATATCTCTACATTCTCTTCGACTTTTAGTATCTTCATTTTCTCTATGAGATTCGAAGTAGTCAAATATGACTCGTAAATAATCGGTTCTATGTAAATGTCATTATCTCTCCAGTACACCCTCATTAATGCTGTGGGGTGGTTATATCCGAAGTCTAAGCCATAGACATAAGAAGTAAATTTAGCGGGTCTATGCGTTATGAATGTCCAATTAGAATAGATGTTAGATTTGCTAATGGCTTTTTCTCCGAGTGCGTAAATTTGATATAAGGCTTCGTCAGTTCGTTTTAAGTCCTCTATCTGACGTTTTATAGTTTCAGGTAGAAATGGATTATCTTTATAAGTGGACTTGATTAGTATTGATTCGTCTTTTGGTAACTCGTATAACCAACTCGAACTATCCGAAGGGTTGTAGTCGAATATTAGCTTAGTTTCGGTTCTCATATTCAACTGAGTGAAATCATCGTAGAATAGTTCGTTAGCTTCATTACACCACGCTATGTCACGTTTACGCCCTCTAATCTTTTGTTCGTCGTCTACGGAGAAGAACTCTACTATACTTCCGTTTGGAAACCTATAAATGTTCTCAGACATATTGTGATTCGTCTTTTCATAGATGTCTAAGTCTTTTAGTATTTCTAAGAAGTCACGCATAACAGTTGCACGTAATGCCGGGAAAGTCTTTCTAATGATACTCACTACCTTGTTAGGGTTTTGCAAACAATAGACGATAACCATTTGACAAAGTGAGTAGGTCTTACTTGAACGCGAACCACCTTCATTAATAACAAAACGCACCCCTTTTTCTTGAAGTGCGCTCCAGTTCTTTTCGAATATGATTGTACTATTTATTTCCATTTGCTACGTTATAAGCGTTTAATAGCATTTGAAGTTGTCTAACATCCATTATAACTTGTGTTCGGTTTATAGTGACGCGCTCACCTTTCTTCTTTAGAATGAACGCTTCTACTACTTGACACATCTGGTCAACTTCCCTTATTGTCACCTTTGATTATGTTTATCTTAATTTCGTTTATCTCTTTGCCGTTTGTAGTGACGTCAGAGTTTTCTTTTAAGCCGTTTAACCTTGCAACGATATTGTTGTTATACTGACCTACTATCGCTCCTTCTATTTGGTCGTTTCGTATTTCTTCCTTAATGCGCATAACGATGGTTACGTAATCTTGAAAGTTATTCTCCAAGTTATACCAATATCGGTTTATATCTTTGTTATTTTTATTGCAGTAGGTTTTAAAGCCGTCTATTGTTAATGGTGGTATATGGTCTTCGTATACTACTCCTTTTACTGTTGCTTTTGGAATCCGTCTTATTCTACTTTTGCAGTCTATTGAATAGTGTTCAAAAAGGTTATATAGTTCTTCGGGACTATCTATGTTTCGGGGTTTTCCTTTATTAGCCATTTTTTACGTGTTTAAAAAATTCGTCTTCTGATATTTCTTCTATGCAGAATAAGTTAGGTTGGTCACTTAGATATAATAGATAGTGGTGTCCGTCTTTTTGTAGCTTGTCGCATACGTATTGACAATAGTTCTGCACGTCAACACCCGTGTCTATTAAAAAGAACCTTAAATCTTCGTTTCTCATCCTTGACCTCTATTTAGTTTAACGTATCTTTTACTTGTTTTTAGCTTTGAGCTTTTTGAGTGTTGCTTAGGTCTTTTCTTTCGTGTTTTCCTAAGGAACGCGCTTACGTTAGTTTGCTTTTTCATTTCTTATTTGTTCAAGTTTACGTTGCGCCCATTCTATTCCTTCGTCACCACCCCAAGCTAACCACATTAAACGACCGCATCCATCGCCTAATTCTTTGTCGGAGTTTTGTCTATGTCTTTCAAAGGCTGCCATTCTCGCAATAGTGTCCTCAGAAATAGCTTCTCCGTTTGCTAATTGGTTAGCTCTCATTTTACCTACAGGAGTACCGCAGTCACCCCATCCGTTTTCTTCTGCCCATCTTAACGCTATTTTTGCATTTTCAGTAGCTTGTTTAGGATAGTCGTTATAAGTTTCTGCGTATGCGTCTAAGAATTTACTCATTGATGTCATTCTATCGGTAGTCCAAACTGAATTACATACGGCATATCTTTGACTTGCATCCGGGAAAGTATTTACAGACTCAGGGTCTGCCATACATCTTTCCATAAACTCTTTACGTGATTCGTCACTTTTTGGTCTTGGCATTTCTTCTTCGTGTTTTTATAGGTTTAACTTCTTCTACAGGCGTTTCTTGTTCTATGCCTACATATTTTATCGTAGCATCTTCGAAAAGATAACCAAGTCCAATAGAAACGTAATAAGAATATTTAGTAGGGTCTATAGTAGCTACTACTATTTTGCGGTTCCCTAAGATTCCGTCTTTTTGTACGATAGTTTTATCTATGTATTCTAATTTAATCCTTTTCATAATTCTCTAATTCTAATGCTAATTTAAATAAACACCACAACACTATAAATAACCCTCCAAAAACACGGAATAACTCCATATGATTAAGCATTAAAGCAAAACCACCAAAGACGGCAGTAAAAAAAGCAAGTGTTGCAAGTAAATTAGCGTGTGTCATAACTATATTGAATTTCTTTTATGCCTTGTTTTATCTCTTTGATTAAGAAATGAGCAGCAGTCATTGAGATATTGAAGTACTGACTTAGTTCCTTCTGAGTAGTTAAGCCTTTGTCGTAATATGCTTCGAAGATAATTTGCTTAATTCTATCGTTTATACTATTTCGATATATCTCTATGATAGATTTTTTTAATATGTACTGCTCTTCTAACTGAATTTTCCATTCTAAATCCGTGTTTTCGCAGTCCTGTTGTTTTCCTTCTTCGATTGCCGTTACTCTATCGTCATTGTTTGACTGACTTGTAGACCATAAAACCTGGCATTTGATTGTGTTTAGAAGGTAAGATTTTACTTTTTCCTCACAAGCAGTATCGTCGTTTATGCTTAGAACGTGTAAATAAGAGTTGTTGATAACTGTGTCCGCGTCTATATGGCTGTTCATTCTTACGAGGAAGTAGTTTGTGTATCTTCTTACCTCGTCGTAATTACATTGTATGTACTTGTCAAGAACGGCTTTCATACCAAGTCCTAAAATCAGTATACCATACTCTACGCCTTACCGATTGACAAAAACATTCCTTGTCTTTTATTCCGGTTATTCTTTCTTTTATGGTGCGTAGCTTAATTAGATTCGTCTTTGCGTATCTTTTGGTTTCGTCGAGTGCGTGAATCTCGTTTATTAATGCCGTGTCAGAGTCTGTAAACATTCCGATATTATATAAGCTGTTAATGAAACTATACAAGCGTAGAATAGATTATGCGTAGCTAATAACGTAGTCCAAAACGATACACACTTCCAGCACCCGAATGCACTATGCAAATACATCGTTAAAGGAGTAATGGGTAAACGCTCAAAAGACTTGTCAATAAGGACTTGGATAGGCTCAAATGCCGTAAACCACCAACTCAATGCTAATAAACTAATCAATTCCACGACGTAAATATAATCATATTTTTTAAATACAAAAAAAACCCACTATAAAAGTGGGCTTCTTCCGTCTTGGTAGTATTGTCTACAAACGTACTTATCTATCTTTTGTAAGGTGGATAAACTTACGTCTTTTCCTTCTAAGAATTTGTCTAAGTTGTATTGGTGGAACTTTTCACCTTTTAACTTTATTTCTTGTACTATTTGGTTTCGTGTTTTTCTACGTAGTAACTCCTGAAGTAACCTTCGTAGAGTGTAATCGTCAATGTACATAACTAAAAGGGAAGGTCTTTGTTTATTACTTGCTCGGGTTTAATCCATTTACCTTGCGTAGGTTCTTCCGCCTTTTTGTAAGGCTCTGAAATCTTTACCGAAAAGTAAGTAGTTCCTTTTGCGCTTTGCTTAACCCATAACGCTATCTCTTTTTCTTGACCATCTACGTTAATAGTTCCTTTGTAGTCTGGGTGCGTGTCCGCCTTTTTCTCGTTTTTGAAGATTGCTCCTCCGTTTACTTTTGTTTCCATTTTTATTTATTTATTTGTTTTACTTTTTCTAAATATAGAACTGCATCCATAAGTTCTTCCTGTAGGTGTTTTAGCCATTCTAAATGACTTAATTCGTTTTCTTGTAGTGTAGTTCCATATTTCTTTATTCCACGCTCTGAACGCGCTCTAAATTCGTTTATTACTGATTCCACTATTTCGTCTTTTTGCATCTTATTCTGATTTAAAGGTTTCGTTGTAGTATTGTTCTGCACTAATGTTATCATCTCCATTACAATAAGCCTCTATTATCTGCTCTTTCTCCATTTCTTTGGCTTGTTCAATAAACTCTTTAAAATATGAATTAAATTCTTTACCATTTTTATTTTCTATTTGTTCTACCAACCATTCTACTGCTGTCTGTTTCATATCGTATCGAATAAGTTGTTATAGTAATCTCGTGCTAACTCTATCTTTTCTTGTATTTGCCATATTACTGTTTCGTCACGCTCTACTTTAAATACTTTGATTCGTCTTTCGTTAGGAATGTGGCCGAAGTTATGCTTCTTTTGTACAAAATCACGGATGTCTAAATCTTCGTCTATCTTATGCTGTTTCCAATGTTCTCTTCTTACTTCGTCTTCTACTATCTCGAAAGGTGTGTTCATTAAGCAATAACAAAGTAACGATTCAGTTTTTCCTGTTAACCACATATAACCTTGAAGCTGGTAGTAGTAGTCTTTGTTAGGAATTTCAGTATCAAAGAACGGGAACGTAGTAGCATCCCAAGAAGATTTAACGTCTAAAAGTATTTCATTCGTGTTTACGTCAGGCACACCGCTTATAAAGTCATTCTCGAAGCGTTCTTCATTCTTGTAAATAAAGCCTAAATCTAAAACATCGTTGACAAAACTAATAGCATCGTCTTCTACTTGGTTTCCTTTGTCTGTGTAACGTGACCAAAACTCTTTCTTAATTCCGTATTTGTGTTCTAAAACAAGTTCTTGAATATAAGTCTTAGCTGTTTGCGATAGGCTCTCCCCTTTGGTTCGGGGAGTAGCCATAAGTTTTCCGATTTGTGAACAACGTATCTTCATAACTCAGTAATTTGTTTAAGTTGTGACGCATCTAAATCAAAAGTTTCAATTAGCTTTTCTATTTGATATTCTCCGTTCTTAATTGCTTCGATAGCTTTGTTAAAACGTGCGTTATCAATCTTTGCTTTCTTCGCTTTAGGTTGTTCGTCTTTTAATTGTTCGCCACTTGCGTCCGTGTCTTTGTCGGTAACTAATCCTAATGCCGAAGATAATGCGTATCTACGGAAGTATGTTACACCAGAACCGAAAGACTGATAGTCATTCATTCCTTTTAACGCTACTTGTGGTATCTCAACCATTGAATCTAAACATTCTCCACTTTCTACGTGGAATACTGTTGTACATAGGTAAGTAATACCTTCTTTAGTGTTTAGGGTTTGAGTGAATCCTAATCCGTGTTTTTGTAGTAGTGGATTAATCACTTCAAAGATTTTAGGCAAATCCGCAAATTGGTAGCCATAACCATTTGCATTTTTTAAAATTACAGGACAATCCTGCTGAAATCCTGATAAAGATTTAAATAAATTTTTCATAGGTGTTAAATTAAAATTATAAGCAAATATAAGTATAATTATTATATTACAATATATTTTATTGTATTTTTTTTGCTTCTGAGATATTTAAAAGAGAATAAGTCTTTTCTACTTTAGATATTTTTTCAAACTCAGTTGTTTGTGGCATTCGTGAATCAGTAATCCAAGTAGGAATTATTTTTCTTAAATCAAAAGAATATATCCCTTTAGGAGTTGAATTAATGTATAATGGTATTTCATCTTTTTCTATGTACATTTTTATGAGATAGTAATATTTTGAACGCTCTATCATTAAAAAATCGTAATGCTTATTTCTGCATTTTAATTCTATCCTTGAATTATATTTAGACGAATAACAATCCCATTTAGAAAATTGTATTTCGCTTTTTTGTAAGTCAGAAAAGTAATTAGCTTTTAAATAATCGAACAAATCACTTTCCCTCATATTGTTTTATCTTTTGTTTATAGGTGTTAATTATTTCTTTTAGTTCTTCTATTGTAAACTTTCGTGTTTTGTTAGCTTCTAATTCTAATTTCTCATATTCGTCTTTTCCTATTTTGCTTATTAGGTAATATTGATAATTAATTAAATTTCCTGAAAGATATGTGTTACAATGTTCGCACTGGAGATGCACGTTCCTTTCGTCAAATCTTACCGACCAATGATTATTAGCATTCCAAAAGTGTCCCGCATTCTCTTTTTTTGGTGTTTTTTGGCAACTTATGCACACGTTACCTTTGTCTCTTAGTCTTATGTACTTATTAAAAGTCTGCTGCGCTAATTTTATGTAGTCTTGAATAGTTAGTAAATCGTTTTTCATTTTAGCTTTCGTCTTTTTCCATTGCTTGGTCTTTTCGGATTCTACCCAAACACGAACACACTCCTCGTTCAAACAATATTTTTGAAGAAAGCGTATAGGCTCAAATGGTTTTTTGCAGTTCTTACAACGTGACATTAAAATAGCTTTTGTTGGTTAGTATGGTTTTTAATTCGTTCCATCGCTTTATCAAAATATTCTTTATCTAATTCACAAGCTGTTAAATCAAAGCCATAATCGTGGCAAGCTATTGCTATTGAACCACTGCCTAAATGAGTGTCAAGAATTTTATCTCCTTGCTTTGCGTATTTATCTAAAAGCCATTTGTAAAGTTCTTTTGGTTTTTGAGTTGGATGTATTTTATTTTCTGCTTTTGTATTACCTTGCAATCCTCCATAATATTGAAAATCAAAACAATTTGCAGGTCTATCAAATGAAGACCACGCCAATTCTCCTTTTGAAAAATTATCAACGGGTTGATGTTTATACCAAAAAATAAAACCTTTACATCCGTTATTCCATAAAATAGGAAAATAATTTCCACCCCAAATTATTTGATTTTTAGAAACTCTCTGTAATTCTATAAAATACGCTTCATTAGGTATTGAATCATCCCAATTATCTTGTTTATATTTATTTGCCTTATATCTATTTCCATTTGAATCTTTATTAGTTCTATTAAACTCTCCAAAGTTTATTCCATAAGGAGGGTCAACAATAGCCAAATCAAAATACTTATCAGGATAACGAGCCATTAGCTCCATATTGTCTTCGTTTGTTATTTCTATTTTATCAGTTATTTTCATAAGTCAATATCCTTAAATTTTATTTCGTTTTGTAAGTCTTGAAACTTATTTTTCAGGTCTAAGTTTACGTACTGAAGCCTAAATAAAGCCTTTACCGTAGTTCTATAATCTTCTTCTAATTCCTTAAAGCATTCGTGTATTTCTTGAATGTCTTGTAGACTTTTAGACATAGAAGTTATTAAGTCTTCTCTATTTGGGTGATTCTTTTTTATTTCGTCTAATGATAGGCTTACTTTAGCGTATAATGCGCCTAACTGGACACTTGTCTTTAGTAGTTTTAAATCTTCCATTTATTCGTTTTTTTATAGTCCACAATAACCTGAATCACATTCATTAAAGTCATCGTCAAATAATTCTAATTGTAATTTATGGTTTTTAATTTTTTCATAGGTAACACCACTCTTAAAGGTGCAGTTATTTTTCTTTTCAATGTTTACAAACCAGTTAAACTTATTTTCTGCTTTTGAACTTATGTGTTTTAAAAATATTTCTGACCTATGGAAACAACCTACACAATTATTTTTGTATGCAAATCTAACTTTTTTATCACTCCAATAACTTTCTATTGTGTCCTTAAATATTCCGTCATTTATTAACGGAAAAGTTGCTATTCTATACGGTAGTTCCTTCCATTTGTTTCTACCATTCTTGTTTCCTATTTTAAATTTAAAGTTCTCTATTCCATTTATTTGTCGTTCTAACATTGTTTTAGCGCGACTCATTTCATTTGCTCTAAATCCTATTCTCATTTCAACAGGTAAGTTCGTGTTTTCGTAGCACCACTGCGCTATTGGTTTTACTTTCATATCTGTAGTGCAGTAACGTGTCATTTGATTAGGTAAATAGTTACTACCATCTGCCATTTTATAAGATTCTATAACATTCTCAAAAGTATTTTTGCTTAACCAAGTTATCTCTTTACCTATAAACTGCTCTAAATCTAACATCGTGTAAATTATTTCGTCCATTTCTAACGTTCCTATAAACTCAATACCTATTTTATCGCTTACAAGTTGTCTAATTTTAGCATCTGGAAATAAACACGAAGTATCATTTGTCCTTACAAGTGAAAATATGTTATAATCAGCAGGGTAATGTACCGCTATGTAACTTGAAGTCTTACCTCCACTTAATGAATTTACTGTTTTCATTTGTTGTTTAGTTGTTTTAGTTTTTCACTTGTTGACATTAATCCTTCAGTTTGTGGTATTCGTGTTTGAGTAGGTGGCTTAGGTCTATGGTCTTTCAATGGGTCTCTACTATCAATAGTAAAGCCTAATCCGCTGTTAAAATCACACATTACAAAGTCATCTATTCCGCTTATTTTACCACCCGTGTCAGTATCTTTTACTTTTTCAACACTAATCAAAGTTACAAATTTCATTGTTTCGTGTTTTACTAATCTATGAATTACGAACATATCATCGCATCTATTTAAAAAAGCCTTACCTCCTTCTATGTGGTCTTTCATTGGTGGCTTTAAGTGCCCGTTCCACATATGGCTTTCAGGGTAAAGATTACCACTTCTACCACTTTCCGTATTCGGGTGCGTATTTATGTATAGCGTTTTACCTGTTTCATTAACGAATTGTCTTGCATTGTTTAAGAATTGGTAATTACCTTCGTAACCCATTTGCCTATCTAATCCAGTATAAGGGTCAATTAAACATACATTCGCATTACTACCTCTGAATATTTGAAATATCTCTTCAGGTTTATACAGCTTTGAATTATCTACAAAATCAAAATACTGTTCTAAGTATGCCGAATGATTTTGAATTTCACTAACTGATAATTCCTTAAATTTTCTTCCTGTATAGATTTGAACCATATCGCGCAGTATTTGACCATATTGATTCTCACCGCTCCACATACAAAATGTTATTCCGTGTTTTAGTGCTAATGAAAGGAAATACCAATTTATCCAATACGACTTACCGACGTTGTCGTGTCCTAAAATTATGTTTAGTTGTTTAGGTTTATAACGTAGGTAGTTATCCATTGAGCAATCTAACCCTAACCCCTGTTTTATTTTCCCTTCCTTGTAGTCAATTAGGTATTGTAAGTGTTGTCCTTTGTTGTTTATCATTGTGGATATTTTATGTAACCTTGCTCTATTGCTTTTCTTACTAATGGGTCTAAATCTTCAAATTTAGGTTTTTCTTGTTTAACTATCTTATCCCAAAATAAACCTATCCAACCATTCTCTATAGAATTATTAATTACAAACCTACATTCTTCTTCAGTATGTAACAACATCTTATCGTAAATAATTTTTATAGTAGATTGTTTTATAGGCTTTTTAATTTGCTTACGATATTCAACCCAAGTGTCTAATAATATTTCTTTATTATTCTTATTATTCTTGTTTGTTGTTAGTTGTTTGTTAGTTGTTTGTTGTTTGCTTGTTACTTTGGTGTCATTAACTTCAGTTTCGTTTTGATAACACTCATATTTACAGATAGTTATAATACTAAATTTGTTTGTTGTTTGTATGTTAATTTCATTTGATTTTTCAAGCTTTTTTAAAAGTGTTCTAATCGTTTGTAAACTGATTCCAGTATCAGCTGAAATTTTACCAAAAGACGTAACAAATTGACCTTTATTAATATCAATTCCTTGCCATTGTCCTTCTTTGTGATTAGCCTTTAAAACTAAATACATAAATAAATGAACTGCTTCGCTTTTATTAAACCACTCCCAGTCTAAAAACTTGCGATGTATTTTAATCCAACCACTCATTTTTACAGGTTTTCTTCAATATAAGCAATTGAATTTATATTAATTAATAACTTTTTTGTGATTTTTTTTGTGTTTTGATTATTACCAACACAAACTATTTTTTCTTTATTAATTTCTATAAAATCTTTATGTCCTACTGGTAATTTTTGTATTTCTTCAATTGTTAATGGGACTGATAATTCTTGTCCATTTGTAAAATTAATTGTTGCCATAATTTAAATTTTTAGTAAATAAAAAACCCTCGCTTTATCCGTAGCCTTCAACCTCTACTTCAAAAACAAGGGTAATAATACCTTAAGGACTTATAATGTTGAAGGAGTCCGTCTGCAAATATAACGATATTTACTTATAATAAGTTGCTTCAGTAAATAAATATTCTTCGTTTAACAATTTGCGCTTTATATCCTGTAGTTCAGTAGTGTTTTTACACTCTAAAATATCGGTGATTAACTGAGAGCCGTTGTATTTCTTTTCGTCTTTTTCTATCAAATCAACGTTAATCTTCTTTGGTTCGTAGAATATTTCACGATATTCTTTTACGTTGTGTAAATACAATTCGTCTTTGAATCGTGTGTAAGCGTGATGCTTCTTTATTCCGTTGATTATAGTAGCGTGATTCTTATTGAACAGTCTTCCTATTTCTACTAAAGACATTCCGTTTTTATTTAGCATCGCGTATAAGTAGCTACGTCTATCTAAAAAAGTTCTGTATCTGGATTTAGTTATTAATCCGTCTTTTTCTATTACTTCTTTTACTTTGTCAATCTTGTTTTCCATACATTAAAATTATTATCACTTCAAAAATTAAATTAAAAATTCTCTTCATTATTCAACTTTTTTATAAGTTTCTTCATTGCTTCGTATTCAGTGTAATGTAAACTGAAAATGGTTTTATCTGAGATAGATATGTCCCAACCTTCTCCGTTACTCCATTGACATACTTCAATGTAATCTATTGAATCGTTATGATAAATATCATCTAACATAACCATCGCGCTTTTTCTTTTGTTAAATTCTGCTTTCATTCTTTAATTTATTTGCAGCCAAAACTCTAAAAATATCTTCATTTTGGCGGTGTTTTAATATCATTTTATTAGTTCTACTTTGTGAATAATCTTTTCCCAAACGTCAGCTTTTCGTTTAGCATCTTCAGGTGAATTAGCTTGTACAATCTTATACGATAGTTCTTTCTTACATCCGTAAGTAAACCATATCCAAACTTTATAAGTCTTCATTGCCTTGTTGAATAGGAACTTTTAAACCATAAGATAAATCAAACCACCCCCACGCTTTTATCGTATGCGCTTTCGTGTATCTAAATTGCTCTTGTGCTTCTTTTAACCACCACTCTTTGAACTCTATGTGCTTTTCGTAGGTTATTTCGTTCGTGTACCAATTTTCCGTCTTTTCGTACAAGTCGGTTGGTAGTCCAGCTATTTCTAACTGCTTTTGAATAGCAGCCAAAACGAAAGCGTCATTTGTTGGATATTTTCTTTTTCTCATATCTAAATACTTTTTGTTTAGTTTCTATGTTAATCGTGTATTCTTTAGCCTTACAAACTGCTATGTACAAGTCGAAGTTAAAACTTCCGTTTCGCTTCCAGTATTCTATTTGTTTAAGTAGTGTCATCATAACTTTTCTAATTCTTTTTTTATATTTAATAAATACTCGTGTGCTATACTTCCTTCATTTATGTATAAACCATTTCTAAAGTCTAACATTTCATTAACTGTTATTAGGCAACAATTTATAACTTTTTTGTCGGTTGTTTTTAGGTTAAGTTCTTCTGCAAACATATACCTTAATTTAGCTGCTGCATTTGCACTCATATCCAATAGTTTAAATAGTCGTTATCATAGTCTTGTAAAAACACGGATGGATTCGTCTTTTGGTAGCTAATTAACTCTTCTTCTAAGTAGTCTAACATAGCATCCGAAATAACGAATTTAGTAATAGGTTCTACGTCACTCCAACACTCCGACTGAATAATACTACCTAACTCTACTTCGTTGCTATACGCATCTAATCCGTAATTAGCTACTACGTAAAAAGTCAATCCATCGTCTTCCCAATTAAACGTAACTACTCTTTCTTCACTTACAAAGCTGTGTTCAATATAAAAATTCTCTAACTTCATTTTCTTTGATTTAAGACGTTATTAATTAAGTAGTGATATGATTACACCAAACACTACGATAAAAGCCGTTAAAGGGGCTAAAAAGTGGCTTAAAAACGATTTATGCTCACTTGTTCTCGGTAAAAAGTTTTCTAATCTCATTTTTTTACAAGTTTTAATAGTTGTTCAATAGACCAATCAAGTAACGCTTCAGGCTTTTCCATTGGTTGCAATGCTTGACCTACAGCAGTCTGTTGGTAGGCTAAGTCTTTTCTTCGTGTTTTTGTTGTTTTCATAATGTTTTTATTAATTAGTTATATGCAAATATAATACTTATTCACAAACTACAAACATTTTTAGTAAAAAATTTTAAATTATTTTTTTTAGAGCATAAAAAAAGGGGTCAATGACCCCCTAATTAACACATTATGAAAGTACAAATCTACAAAGGAAATTTAATACTATCAATATTTCTAATATAAGCATCTCCATTTTCTAGTGTTCGTGCGTAATCAATAGTTAATATTCTACCGCCAACAGGTTTCATAGGAGCGCCACGTTCTACGTGCCATCCGTATGCGCCATCTGCATACTCTTCTTTGTACGTTCCTGTAATCATTGAATGTATTTGCTTATGATTAAAGTAATAACCTTTTGTAGCGTGAAAACTTATCGAATCACGGACATCGTTACGCGCTGAATTTTCGTGTATATGACCCATAGTAAACACGTCATAACCTTCGTAGGATTCCATAGCACGAGTTAAATTCAATGCTCCCTTAGTAACTAATCCACCACCACCACTTCCGTGAAAGTATTTTATTTTTGAAGTCATACGTGTATTTGCGCGGCATACTTGGTTTACAATAAACCACCCACCGTAACCACCTGTCATTACATTACTACCAGCTTTGTAGTTTATTAAGGTAACAAACCTTTGTAAAATATCCGTTTCGTGTCTTTTTATAATAGATGTTTCGTGGTTACCATATCCGATTACTGTCATTAAATTAGCATACGGCAAAAAGAAATCTACAGCAGTTTCGACTATACTATCAAAGTATCTCGCGTTATTGTGTTCGGGTCTTATATCGTTCTTTACTTTACGGAAGTCATAAGCACCTTGCATTAAACAAAAAGTATCGCCATTGAACATTATAGGGATTTCATTCTTTAAGCAGTAGTCTAAATCGTGTTTTAGTAAGTTCCAATCGCATTTTGGATTGTCCCAATGGATGTCTGAAAACATACCCATACGGAAAGACGTACCATCTACACGTAACTCGTGTATGTTCTTAGCGTGTTTTATTAAATTCATAAGTTAATTTTTGAGTCTACTCTACGAAGTAAGTAAGATAAAGCGAAACCAACAAATATTCCGATAAATAGAAAATTTAGGTTAGGTCTTTTTTTAGACTTAGCTTCTGCTTTTGCTTCAGCTTGTTTTGTTTTTTCTTTTATTCTAATCGTGTCACGTTGAAACTTCAACTCGGTTTTTACTTGCCATTTTGTTTTAGGAACGTAAACCTTGTTGTATTTAATGATAGTATCTTTTGTCGTTATTATCTTTTCCCATCTTATTGTATCGTTTACAATATACGGAATAGAATCTATGGTAGTAATTCTAATCGTGTCCCCTGTTTCTTCACATTTGTAGCCTTTTTTAATTGCTTTGTTTAAGTGATATTCCGCACTACAGGAATACAAAAACACGAATAAAACTAAATACCTCATAAGCCTTTTAACATTTGAATTAATCTCGGACAAGGGTAAACATCTGACTTATCTACTCTAACTGAATTATGCGTAAATAATCCGTTTTCTCCTTTTAATGCTCTTTTATTTAACGACCAAATATCTTCATTATATTTTAAGTTCACTCCGTAAGTTTCACCTAAGTAAATAAGAAGTTCTCTTAATGATTCAATTTGCTTATCGCTATACTTGTGCCACGTTTTATGGTTCTTAAATGGTTTCTCTAACCAAGTAACCTCAGATTTATCTACTACACCACCTACATAGTTATAGTATTTTCCGCCTTTTTCTACTAAGTAAGCCCAGTTAGTTAACTCTATACCTACTGAATATTTATCTAAGTTCTTATACGGCAACCCTTGACCTTTGAACACACTATCTTTCACGCCTAAGTGCCAAGCCCACTCACGAGAACTAAACGCTTGTGCTATCTTGCCTTCATATCCTATAACAAAAGCAGTAGCTACACGCTCTTTATTTGCTTCCCAACCTTTAATTGTAGCGATAGGGTTTTTATTACCCGCTGTGTGATGTAAATAGATTTGTTTTTTGTCCGTGTTTTCGCTAATAAACTGCGATTCAGGTAATCTTTGTTGAACTATTTTAGTAGTGTCCATTATTCTTTTATTTTGTCAGCTTCTTCTTTGGCTCTTAATACAAATGATTTAAGCGATTTAAGAATGTTTTTTCCTGTAACCGATTGATATGATTCATTGATGGAAATAACTTCCGTAAACACGCAGAATAACGCTACTGCTTTTGTTAAGATTAAGTCTATTGCTATAAAGTGCGCGACTAAATCAGCGGCTATGTATTTTTCCACGAAAAACACGAATACAATAGCTAACGAATAAAGAAATGTCTTACTTATAGTATGCGATAATTTACGCGACCTAAACGAAGCATATCCGTTTTTCTTTACGCTTCTCCAAATACCAAACCCCGTGTCTAAAAGTATTGCTAAAATAGCCACGTAAATAAGTGGTTTAATAGGCGATAACACCGCAAGAAAAGACGAACAAATTAAAAGTAGCTTAGTCTTCATATTATCAAAATTCCTATGTTATACCCGTTTTGGTCTTCGTCTTTTA